TTTTACAACAAATCCATGTTTTGATTGACGTGGTAAATCATCTACAGCAAGTACTTCTCCAGCTACAACATTTAATAATTCAGAAACTGGTGTAGAAGCATTAAAGAAATTTTGTTCAACTCCATTTACTACATTGGAAGTTCTACTAAGATATAAACCATTACCTATTTGTTCTACAGCGTTAAAGTTTCCTGTAGCTACTATTTCTGTTCTTAGAGCACCAAGTATAGATTCTGCGGTTACTGTTGTTTTAGTGTCAAAAGCTGTTGGAGTAGGTCTAATTAATCCTAGGTTTGCTTGAACATTTGAGGTACTAACTTCGTCAATAGTTACTTCATAATAACCATCTTTCATATACACATAGAAATGATCTCCCTCTTGCCATCCCTGACCGCCGTAAAGAAGGTCGTTTGTTGTGTTATATCTTGTCCTATACTCTACGTTTGATCCACTTCCTACGGGCGTAGACTGACCTGTAGTGGTAATTCTAAAATATAAGTCGCTCCTACCTTGTACATTATTTAACGCATAGTTAACATTTGCTGCTGAACTTTGTGTAGCTGACGCATCTGCTGTAAAGCTAAAAGTATTAGCATCTATTTTAGTTATAGTTTTAGTTGTGTCAACTCCAGCACCAGCTAAAAAATCAAAGAAAACTTCATCTCCAGTGTTTAAAACATGACCATTACTAGAAACAGTAACAGTAGTTCCTGACTGGGTATAAGTTCCTCCATATAATTTTCCGTAAATATTTGCTTGATAAGAAAAATCACTACTACCATCAGTAGAAACAGCATTAGTGTCTACTAAAGTTTGCCCACTAGATATATCAAATATTCTTGTTGAAACGTTAGGTGCTTGCTCATCATTATTTGCATTAAATGTAGGATCACCATTACTATCAACTGTTTGACATCTAGTTGAGTTATTAACTCGAGCTGTATGACTAGCTATTGTTCCATCAGTGTTACAGTAATTATTACTAGATCTAACTAAATCTACAGTAATTCTGGTAGCTGTAGAAATTGCAGTTGTAGCATTAGTACTAAATAAATTTAAAGAGTATTGACTTGCATACTTTATATTTTTTAATTCTATAAATACTTCTGGAGGTCTTAATGGCTCTATGGTACTAGCCATAGCTACAGTTTTAGTTCTGTTAGTTAAAAATGTAAAGTCATTAATAGTTAATGTTTGGATATCTTCATCATTAGAATGTGTCAAATAATTTGTTAAAGCTGTAGCTTGAGCGGGTGTGTACGTAACAGTCATTTCTGAACCATCACTACACTTCCACATATTGATATCGCCAGTTCTACTAACTTGACCTATATATTGTTCTGCTTCATCTCTGTAATAATGAAACCATCTACCATTAGATACTGAGTTATTTGTTCCATCACTAAGAGAAGTAATAAGTTTTCCACCGGGACGTTTAAGTAAACCATGTGTTACATCAGGTAAAACATTGTTTGCAACATTAACTTGTCCCGGAATTTTTAATTCATCTGGCTGTTGAGAAACGCCACCGGTTAATGTAGGTACTAATTGTGTAACACTTGCCATTATCTAATTAATGCTTTGTAAGGTTGATAGGCGTCGTAGCCTTGTTGATCTCGGAACCCAAAGAAACTATGGTCTCCTTGTTGTGTGTCATATTCCATGACTATTGCTCTAGTTATTGCTTCTTGATTTTGTAGTAATCTAGCAAGATTGGTGTCACCAACTAACTGTGTAGCTGCTCTAGTAGATGCTTTAGCTATAATATATCTTTGAAATGCAGATGGGATATCTTCAAAATCATATAAATATGTAGCATCAATAAATACAGGTGCTGAAAATTCAAACGTATGATTTGATTTGTCATAGAGTTTACCTTCTCTTTTTACGACATCAGAATCTCTAAACATTTGTCCATCATGTATGTCGTAACGTAGCATGTTAGTAGGAATAATTATATTTTTATTAGAATCTGGAGTGATCTCAATATGCTCTTCCGTATTAAAATGCCACCCTTCATTTAATACATCTTTTGTAGTCTCTACTAACAAGTTATATATAAATGCTATTTCTGGGTTTGTACTGATTAATGCACCTGTTGTATTTTTTAACTGTGTGATAGGTGACTGACCTATGCTACCCAAGATAGAATTAACTGCGGATAGTTCGGTATCGGTTGCTATTGGTGTAGTCATAAGTAAAAAAAAGGGGAGCCGAAGCTCCCGTATAAAGAATAAAAATTAAGCGTTAGCTGGGTATGTAGTACCGAATGCAGCGTTACCTGTAGATCCAGTAGCAGCACCAGCGATAAGCTCAACACAAGCAGCAGGATTTAAGAAATCTGCTCCCATTGCGAGACGCCCTAAAATGACATCTCCTTGGTATACCACGGACACATCTCCAGATGTTACCTGAACCTGTGGTCCAATAGCCTCTACAACTCCAGCAGCTTCCTTCTGGAAGATTAATCCGCAAGAGTTAGCGAAGTCTGTAGCATTACCGTAGTTTCCGTTGATGCCAGTTACAGAAGCTCTACCGTCTTCTGCTGTTTCACCTACAAAGTTACCTAAGTTACCGGGAGATGTTACTCCGGGGTTGGTTGCAGATGCAGTACCAAACTTAGTACCATACTGTCCAAAGAACGGAATGTTCATAGACTTGTAGATTCTAATTCCAGCAATCTCTACTACGCCCTGTCCAGACTGTAAAGCTGTTCCTTGTGCGTCACGGTTGATTAGACCAGATGTGATTACACCAGAACTTACAGTGTTTATGAGGGAATAATATTGTCTTGGGTTCAACACCGCGACACGTCCGTCAGTAGAAATTCCTTTTTCGTCAAGTGCAGCAGCAGCATCATAGAAAGCGTCTACTAATTTAGCAGCGTCGTAAGCTTCAGTTGCGTTACCTGTACCTACTCTGATCTGTGTACCGCCGGGTTCTGCAAAACCAGACTTAGTTATTGGAGAAGCTTGTCTAGCACCTTTAGCGATAGCTCTAAAGATTAGTCTATCGTACTTTTGTGCAAGAGCATAACCGATCTTCTTAGAGATCTCTCCTCTCAATTCATAGTGTGCTAGTGTTTCGTCTAGCTCATATACAAACGCCGAGCTTATTAATAGGTCGTCGCATGTAATTGTTTTTTCAGCAACTGGAGGTGCTCCGTCGGAGTTACCCATGATGCTGTTGCCGGGCGTATGGAACTCGGCTTTTGTGTGCCCAGTGTAGATGAACTGTAAAGATTTTCCATTCTTAAGAGTTCTCTTCATAACGAGATCTCTTGCGATTGCATTGTGCTGGAAGCCTTTAAACATTTCTCCACTGAACAGCTTTAAATAAAGGGCGCGTGGGTCAGTACCGCCATTCAGCGCACCCGGACGGGTTAGCTTGGCTGCCTGAGAAGCACCAGTATTTTGTTGTGCCATTTTTTTGGTTAAAAATTAAAGGTATAAACTATCGTTCTTACGCGTAAAAAGTTGCGAGTCTTAATTGGACTCATTGAGATTTGTGGTCTATCCCACCGTATATACGGCTGATGGTATCCTCCTTAGAGGGCAAAAGCCAAATTGAGTAGGGAGGAGTTGCACCTCCCCTATGGTCAAACTACTTGACTACTCTTGTGTAAGCAACGCCACGATATACGAAAGTAACTTTCATTGCTATCTCCATATACCTAAGCCCCGTTCCATGCTTAGGATTCATGCGTCCCATCAGGGATGAACGGACGTGGCTGCCAGTGTCGTGTGACACCTGAAATGATAAAGATATTAGTTATCAGAGTTATTAGAGTCAGAAAGTTCTTTATCAGTTTCTTTCTTTTTTTCCTCTTCTTCATAAAACCCATATCGAGTGACGTACGCTTTTCCGAAACATCCCCCTTCAGATTGTTGTGACATTATTTTTTCCTTGCGGTTTTAGCTGCACGTTTAAAATTAGCAGCAGTAGGAGCACCCTTGGCTCCGGGTTTTCTCATCTTCTCACCAGAGCCAGCAGCAATGCGCTTTCTCTTGGCATGGATGTTAGCATATAAGCCTCGCTTACTTGCCATACTTTTTGCCTCCTTTTTTCATGCCCCCTTTACAAGAGCCTTTGCCTTTGTGTGCCATTACTTTTTCTTCATGTTTTTAGAAATAGCCCTAGCTACCTTAGCAGGCATCTTAGGGTTTTTAGCCATAAGTTTTTTGGCTGTGCCGTTACCATTTTTTTTAGCAGGAGGTCTACCTCTTTTTGAACCGTAGGTTCCTTTTCCCATTGGCATGATTAACATTTCCATTTGCGAAGAGCAAGCGCTTTACGTGTAGGCTTGCCGTTTGGTTTTTTCATTGGTCCCTTTACTCCACTCATCCGAGCGCAAAAGGAACGCTTGCGAGGTCCACCTTGAGGCTGTGGAGCCTTAAGGTTAGAACCAGTCGCAGCATTATATTTTCTTCTGCCAGCAGCCGTAAGCCCACCGGTACGAGATTTATGTTTGCCCATCTTGAGGCTTACGTTCTTTGACATTATCCTATAGTTGGTGCTGATAAAGCCACTTGAGTTGACTCGGTGGAAGCTAGATCAAGTGGGAAGTTGTGAGCGTTACGCTCGTGCATTACCTCGAAACCAAGGTTAGCTCTGTTTAGTACGTCTGCCCATGTTGGTATGACTTTGCCATTAACATCAACTACTGATTGGTTAAAGTTAAAACCGTTAAGGTTGAAAGCCATAGTGCAGATTCCCATGGAGGTAAGCCATATGCCAACCACGGGGAAAGTACCAAGAAAAAAATGTAAAGCACGAGAATTATTGAAAGAAGCATATTGAAAAATTAGTCTCCCAAAGTACCCGTGTGCAGCGACAATATTATATGTCTCTTCATCCTGCCCGAACTTATA